GGGTGGCTGATGTGGCAACTGCAAAACTTATCTGGTGGGTTTTAATTGGAGTGATGCTCTGTGTTGTTGTTGGCGCAACCTCAATGGCTTATGTGGAGACTCTTTACATGAAAGCACAACTCAAGCGAGAGATGAAAGAATTGCGTAAGTTGAAACAAGAACTGAAAGAAACCAAATGAAGTATTTGTTAATACTGTTACTTTTGATTGGTTGCAAAGATTCTTACAGATATTTTTGTCAGAATCCTAAGAACTTCTCTGCCAAACAATGTCAGCGTCCTGATTGCCAATTCACCCAAGACTGTCCCGACTACCTAGTAGCACCTATATTGGAGAAACAAGTTGTCCAACAACCACCCCCCCAAGTTCCAAGTCAATCGGCTTCTGACGCAAGATGAGATAGAAGTCAGGGTTTGGGCTTTAGTAGTCCTGATCGTGACTGTTATCTTGGCTGGCATTGTGTTCTTTATGCTTTATAGCGTTACCTTTGTGACTCAGCCTATCAAGAGCATGGCTCCGATAGACCAAGGCTATCTTAAGATGCTCAACGACATCGTATTGCTCATTGTTGGCGGCATCGGTGGCGTGATGTCTCGCAAGGGTGTGCAGACATTGGCTGAGAAGATGGCAACGCCTACAACACCCCCTGTAACGCCTCCTAGCACCCCTACAACGCCTCCACTATCATCTACCTCTACTTGGGTGTCATCTGGTGCTATGCCAGCATGGGTGAACCCTCCTTTGGATGAGGAATGGAGAGCACCACCACCACCTACTACTCCACCTGACTATATTGACCCTGAGAAGGAGAAAATAGCCAATGAGAGGGCATTAGCGAGGGATGAACAATGATTCCTAATCCTTGGATGATATTGGGTGCTATCTTGGTGGCTGTAAGCGTGTATTTCTATGGACACCATAAAGGGTGGGATGATCGTGATATTGAGATGCAAGCAGAGATTGCTGTCAAGAACGAAGAATCCCGTGTAAAAGAGCAAGAACTCACCAAACAACTTAATGAAAACTCAACCAAGTTACAGGAGGCCAATAATGCCATTACTGAAAAACAGTCTAGTCTTGATCGTGCTATTCGTGCTGGTAGGGTGCGCCTCCCGACCCCAAGTTGCCCACAAACCAGTTCAAATACCCCCGTTGCCAGTGGAAATAGCAACCAAGCGGGAAGCGAATCTGACACAGAGGTTCTCAGACTTATTGCTCAAATCATCGCAGACGGAGACAAAGCCATCAACCAACTCAACGCCTGTATCGACAGTTACAACAAAGTGATGGAGGCTGTAAATGGTAAACGCTGAACAACTAAAACAACTCCATATTGGTGCGGAGTGGGTGGATGCTCTTAATGAGACATTCTCACGCTTTAACATTGCTACAAAGAATCAAAAGGCTATGTTTATTGGTCAATGTAGCCATGAGTGTGGCAACTTTCGCATCCTTGAAGAAAACCTAAACTACAAGGCGGCAACGCTAATGAAACTGTGGCCTAGAAGGTTTCCCACTTTGGAGAAAGCCAATGAATATGGTGGAAATCCTAAAAAGATCGCAAATATGGTCTATTCTTCTCGCATGGGCAATCGTGACGAAAATTCTGGCGATGGTTATCGCTTCCGTGGTCGTGGATGTATTCAACTCACTGGTCATGCTAACTATTTCCATGCTAGTAAAGCATTGGGTGTGGATTTTGTTGCTGATCCTGATTTGGTTGCTACTCCAAGGTTTGCCGCACTTAGTGGCGGATGGTTTTGGTCTACCCACAACTGTAATGCTCCAGCGGATGCCCTTGACTACACTAAAGTAACCAAGATAATCAATGGTGGCACGATAGGGCTAGATGATCGCATAAAGCACGTTCAACAGGCTCTAGCGGTCTTAGGTTAGTCTTTGTCCAAACTTATGTATAGGACTGCACCTATCACTACAACAGCAATGCAGACACCCATACCAAGCAGAACAATGATGGTAAGTAGGCTTTCCATCACTTTACCTTGCTCCTGATTACGTCCTCAAAGCACTTAAAGAGGGTTAGAACTGCACTTACAAAGGCAGGTGCAATCATCCCTGCTACAAAGATTAAGACTTCACTCATGATAGTTCCCTTCAAAAGGTATTAACTCGGACTGTCTGACTGAATAATACTCCCCATTGCCTACATCAAACAAGTTCTCCTCCAACAGGAAATCCTTGCTGTTTATCCATCCAACTAGGCGAACACAAGTGTTGTGTATCTCTGTCAGGACAAAAACATCAACTGGTTTAGTGTTAGACCAGACAACAGCATTAAGATGACCACCAATCTTGCTTGTGCATTTAACATCTATCGTCTTACCCTTACGGGTGACTAGATCAGCACCAAACTTCCTGAAGTCACAATTTAGATCAAATGGCAACTTGAGGAACTTGGCAACTGCATATTCTGTTATTACCCCGTTTATGGATATTTGCAAACCATCTAAGGACTTGTCTTGTTTGCGGTCTTGTGCGTGTTGGCTAGTTATGTGGTTTCGTAACTTACCAATGTAGTTACAAATCATAATCTCAGTAGCCGTCAGAGGCACATCGATGTATTCTTGATTGTGTTTGTCACGCATATTAAAAGGTGGGCTACTAAGTCTGCACCGACATTTGGGAGTCCAAACCTGTTGTGTCAGCATCCGTCCGTTCGCCCGTTGTTCACATACTAAAACGGAATCGAGTCATCGTCAAGATTCTTTGGCAAAGGCTTGCTTGCTGGTGGCTGTGCATCCCGTGGAGATACTGCCAAGCCCATGAACTTGCCTGTTTTGCCTTCTTTTATCCAAGCAGATAGCCAATACTCGTTGCCATCTACCATGATGTTTCCTTTGTAATCAGGATGCTTTTCATTTTCTTTCTTGTCGTTCTTAAAAAGAACACCTGAGTTATCACGTTTTTCCATATTAACCTCTCAATTGATTTAACTTATTAACTTTGTCATCCACTTCCGCTAAGAACTGAATAACCTCTTTTTCCAACTTTGCAATGTAGTCATCATCACGGGGAATCCGCTTAACAACTAACTGCAAATGCTCTGGAAACCTTGGGTCATAGGAGCATAGGTCTGTATAACTACGCTCTGTTACCGCCATCTGCCATTGAACTTGGGGCATATACTGGTCATCAATACCACCTAATATGCTTTCCAAATGCGTGTGGCTCATGGGTGCTTTGAGTTCAACTAAACCATCGTCCATCACCAACCCATCAGGACTAGCACCAGACATAGGGATTGTTGGATGGTCTATGAACGCCACCTGCTCAACAAGGGTGCTTGCATATCCCTCGTATTTTGCTCTGGCAAAAGGCTCTTGCTCCGTTCCCCAAGTCATTGCTTCATTGATATACGAATCGGCAACTGTATTGGTAATTCTCTCCAACAATAGTTGCGTCATGTATTTATCTCTGCTTGTTGCATAACCAGACTTGGTGGTGGCAATGATGTCTTTTATTCGACTAGCAGTAACTTTGCCTAGTCTGAGCATCTTCCATTCGTCTGTGCCTTGTACGATTTCTTCACTCATTCCTTCCTCGCTTTCATCATTGCATCTGCTAATTCGTAAGCCTGTGTTGGTATATCTGAAAATAAACTATCGTTTTCAATTAACGCTTGCATAGCCTTAGACGCAAAGTAATCACGCAATGTCATGCCGTTGTATTGGCTTAATTCATTGCCCCATTTGAAAGAAACAGGAAATGCTGGAATATTACTCATTTCAGCACCTTCTTCTTTGCATCTTTGGCGGCAATCATCTTGGTCTGCCATGCCTTGTTTCCATCGCAATCCGCAAATGCCCTGATATAAATATCTTTTAGTTCATCAACTGTTGTTGTAGCCTCAATAGCCGCAATGTAGTCAAGCATCTTGCCCTCATCAGGAGTGCCTTCATCACTTTCGCCTTCTGGCAAATCATCTCCAGAATAAATGTATAACCCAAGTCCATGCAAAGCCAAAGCCTTTGTCATACAACGCATGATGGCTGTATTGACTGCAAATGCGTCTGGGTTAGGGATTGCTTTGTTGCGATAGTCCATCACGGGAAGTTGGCAAGTCATTGGTTTGCCAAACAATGTGACTGTTACGAACACCATTGCTGTGCCGTTGATGTCCATGAAACACTTATCGCCAAACATTTCTATCTTGTATATGGCTTCAGGATCGGCCTTTAAAGCCTCTGCCCAAGCCCATGCCCATGATAGGTATGTAAGATTGTTTTTCTTCTCTGTATGCTCGTTGACGTTTGTCTTGAGCATTGCTAACACTTGTTCACTATTCATCATTAACTCCTTTTTAAATATTCACTATGTTTAACTTGCTGTTCACCGATCCAATGACTGAGCATAACCAGATCATTCTGTATTGCGCTTATGTCTTGGATGAACCCATCATACTTCTTGTTCAAGCATTTTTTATCTAGGGTTTTCACCGATTGTTCTATTCTCATAAGGATGGTTGAGTAGTCGTTCAAAAGCATCTCCAAAGGGCTACTGCAACCATGCTGATGACTGCTATCAATCCAAATAAAACCCACACATCATTGATATGGGGTGCTGAGTAATATGCACCCTCAAATATGTTCTCGTTGACATAATCCTTTGGGAACGCTTCTTGTAATGTTCTTGGGAACATACGAGTGGTTTGGTTGAAATCATCCATTAAAAATCTCCTGTGCAATTTGTTGTTGGCAGTCGTTGTCTAAATATCTAAACTCTACAAAGTGGTTCTCTTGGCAACAGCCAATCTTCTCACCCTGTGGTTGTAGGCAGTAGCAACAATAGTAGGCGTTGGATTCATCTTCATAGATTGCTTGTAGTTCATCTTGTATTTTCATGCTTGTCCCCTTGCTCTGATTGATTTTGCAATTTCTGATGCGCTGTATTTCTCAAGCACATGAATGGATGTGTTGTTAGATACTTGATCTGCTATCAATGCACACGCCTCACGCTCTATATCAATGGCTTTGTTAACCAGAGATACCAAATGCGGAGTTGAAATGGTCCAAGTTGTATAGCCAATGTCCTGCGCTACTATTTCCTTTAGGCTTTTAACAATTTCATCTTGTGTCATTTGGACTCCAGAACTTTGATGCGTTGATCAAGTTTGGCAACCAATGCTTCTAAGTCTTTGATGCGATCTAACAACATATCTTTAAATGTGTAATCACTATTGCCGCTGAGAGTACTGCCATCTGTCACACCCGTAGCGACTGCTTTCTGTTGTTCAATGTAGTTTTGTTTCCGATATGTTTCGCTTACATCAAATTCCAATTCATCAAATGCGTCATCTAGTTTGTCGTTCATCATTCCCTCACTCGTATTGTGTCAACAATGTTTTGTGCCAAGTGTTGATCCTTGACCATGTTGAAAATCAAAGAACACACAACATCACGCTCATGTTCAGCGCCCAAGTCAAAAGCATTGCTCATGCCTGTGACTGTGTTTTCATTACAAGCCGCCATGCGTAAGTGCTGAATCATCTCTTGTTTATTCATGCGAAACTGTCCTCCCAATCTTTACGCCATTGCGTTGTTATGTTTAGCATCTCATCCATTGCTTTGTTTTCACAATAGTTGTATTGCTTCTTGGTGATGTCGTAGGTAATGTGTTTGTCGTCTTCGTCAAATACGGCAAAGTCAATCTCGTAGTCATCGCTGTGGTCTGCGTCTAACTCATCGTCAGGCGTCAGTATGTCAAAGCAGACAAGACACTCTCCGATGCCATCTAAATAGACGCAAATCTCATGCTGAAAATCTTTAGGTGTAACGCCCATCATTCACTCCTTTTTAAGTTGGTGATGAATTATTAGCGATAAAAAAAGTGCTGTGAACTAGGACAAACCCTATATTGACAAACTAAATTTAAGTTTAGGATTGCTTGTCAAAAGGAGACAACATGGAAATTAAACAACAACACTACGCAATTCTTAAGAGGCTGGCATTTGGCGCATCATCGCTAAAACGCTTTACCGACAAAGACACAGAAGTTGGAAACCAAGGATTTCATTATCTGCGTTATCTGAACGATCTTCAGAACTTTGGCTATGCGCTAGAGATAGGTGACGTTTGGCACATCACAGGGTTTGGGGTGGCGAAGTTGGCAGAACAACAGCCAAGGGTATCCAAAGAAAGAGTGGCGGCTGGAACTACCACCGAAACCTACGATGGGGCTGACCTGAAGCAAAGTGGCATCAGAGAGGGTGCATTTGATTTCCTGAAATACCCATCAAAGTTTGGGGACAATTTGGTTTATCCAAAAATCTGTGTATAATCCAACCCGTCTAGAGTGGCATCTAGGCGATGAACTGGTTATTAAACCCCGCAGGTTTCTGTGTGGTCTTGTCGTACAGCATGACGAGCCTTTTGACCAGTTCAATCGTCTAGTTGTTGCTCTCGCCAAGAGCCAAGACCACAGAGCATCTTGCGGGGTTTTTGCTTTTGGACAGCCTAATGCGGAACGTCGGTGGTTAGGCATGAGATACCCTGTAACACGAGCGAACCAGAGCAGGGAGAGTGGGCTAAGAATAGAACTCGGTGGTAGTGGCAAGAGCCTCGCTTTATGCGCCTCTAAGCCATTTAAGTCTGTTCAATGCTATGTGATGACACGGCTCCGAAAGGCTACATCCAAAGCAAAAGCGAACCCTCATTTTGATGCGGTAAGGCTATGCTTTGTTCCAACACTCACCAAAAGGCTACATAGGGATAACAAGATGAGAGTATGTAAGTGTGGAGGGATAGTAAGACAACATGAACTAACTGGTAACAGGGAAGCATGGACTTGTGGTAGTTGTGGTAGGTATCAAATCATTAAAAGGAGTGAAGAATGTTTGAACAATTCTGGACAGCATGGCCTAAAAGCCAACGAAAAGGTGGAAAAGCCACTTGCCAAGCAAAATGGGTCAAATTGAAACTGGACTTACAGGCTGACCAAATCATTAAGCACGTTGAATGGATGAAGACAACCGACCAATGGAAAAAGGGTGAAGGTGCGTTTATTCCCTCACCCTTGGTCTACATCAACCAAATGCGGTGGGATGGGGCTGAAATCCCTGACATGACTGTCAATGTCAATGTCAACTTTAAAGACCCCGCTTTGGCAAAGATTGAGGAAGATACAAGAAATGTTGCCCCAATGCCTAGTTTTGTTCGTGATTACATAGCAAAGTTGACTAAAAAATGAGTAAATCAATAAATATGACAAGTAAAGTGATAACTATGACTGAGACTTTAAAAACTAGGTTTTATGTTGCTGATTCTGGATTTTTAGTAATCCAACAAGATTCATATGAATACGGAAAAGAAGTTACTTTTTTACTTAGCCCTGACCAGACTGAAATCCTATTTAGTAAATTGCCAGCCATTTTGAGAGAGCAGAGTCAAGTATGGACAGGATATGACGAAGAGTGACGCAAACAGAATCCTCAACAGAGTCAGAGAAGGCTATCCAATGTCCTTGGCTATCACAACTCAAGCCCTACAACGGACAGGAGACATTCCTGACTTTCCTGATAAACCATTACGCACTAATGGCTATGAACCCAAAGACGATAGAACAGGCGAGACACAGAACAGCAGAACTGAAGAAGGATTTTCCTACTCTCGGTATCTCGATAGCCAACAGAATCAAGGAATTAAAGAATGACGCACATAACTAAAGAAGAATTGTTAGATAAATTTGCGACTGAAGCAATGAAAGCATTGATTGCAACAGAAAAACACAACGCTGGGAGTGCCTCAAGGCTTGCTTACCAAATAGCAGAAAGCATGATTGACGAAAAACACAGAATCCTTGAGCGTTGGAAAGTCAATGAGGATATAAAAACAGGCGGTATAGATAAGTTAAATTTACCCGTAAGGTATGAGCATTGTTTGCGTTCTGAGGGAATTCATACAACTGCACAACTTCAGCAATGGAGCGTTAGAGAACTGCGTAAAGTGCCAAATTTAGGGGTAAAGGGCATACAGCATATTGAATATGCAATGCTTGCTATTGGATTGCAATTAAAGGGGCAAGAGCCTTGCGTGAACACATGAGACATAACATTGATTACATGAAAGTTTATGCAAAAGCGGGTGACAAAATTCCAATTTACCCTTTTCCTTGGAAAGGTAAACCATTTATAGGCGTAGTTCAAAAGGTAAAAATGAATAAATTTGGCAGAGTAAGTTACATCGTTGACGGGAAGGAAATCCATGCAGAAGAACTCATGCCTGAAAGAAACCAAGAAAAACTAAGAATGAGGATAACTAAATGAAATGCCCTAAATGCCAATCAGATAAAAACAGGATTACAGAGACAATCCAACATGAGGAATTCACCTATCGAAGGAGAATGTGCAATATGTGCTTCAAGTTGTTCAGGACAAAAGAGGAAATATTCTCAGGCGTATTGCCACAAAAGCCCCGTAAATTGACAGAGCCAAAGCAGACAGAGTATCAAAAGCACTTTGCGACAGACTTGCTTAAAAGGTTCTGGAAATGACTGTGTTCTGCGGGGTAGACCCTGCGAGTGCAACGGGTGCAGTTGGTGTATTGGATTCACAGGGTAATTACATTGAATCTTTTATGATTGAACACCAAGACAAGCACATTCGTGCAATGGTGCTGAAAAACGCATTATTGAGGGCAATAGACCCAAAAGAAGGGGCAGAAATAGCAATAGAAATGCTCTATTCAAGGCCAAATCAATCATCTAGTGCCATGTGGACATTCGCTAGGGCAGTCGGTGCAATAACCGCTATTTGTGAATTAACTAACTATCCTTGCCACATGGTGCGCCCTCAAGTGTGGAAAAAGTTTTATCACATACATGATAAAGATGATTCGCTCGACATAGCAAGGATGTTCTGGCCTGAAGCCCCGTTAAAGCGAAAGAAGGACAACAACCTAGCAGAAGCCCTTTTAATCGGGGATTATTGGAGACAACAAGTAATGGGTTTAAGAAGTGGCAAAACAGATTAGCAATAGGCCAAAATATGACGATATGCATGGGCATTTGTTCAAGTTAACAGAATCAGAACGTCATATTATCAAAACCATTGGTGGCGGTAACTACCATGAGGGCGTAAGAATTTGCATCATGTGGGGCGCACATTTTTACAATCTGGGGCTTAATACTGAGATGGATTTAAGGAACATTGGATTGGTTACTGTTTCCAGCACCGACAAACACCCGCACGAATAGGGTAAATAAGCGATTTAAAGCCCCTACAAGCGATTATTTTGGGCTTGGCATACATACGGAGACACCCAATGGCTTAAAGGGCTTAAAAATAGGCAAAGAAAAACCACCCGAAGGTGGTTATAAGTGAGTGCTTACTAACTTATGCTGTGATTTCTTTTACTCGAAAAATCTGCCAGTCTGTATCTTCATCTTGCTTCCAGAAATCGTTTTCTGTTTCAAATGCAATTTTTTGCGCTTCATCTTCATTATTGGCTTCAATTTCAACTGATTCCAATGTGGTGCGCTCTGCATAGACTATAAATTTTTTCATATTAACTCCTGTTTATTTACGTTTTAAGATTATTTGAAGAATTAGTGCAATAGTTGCATAAATCATGTAACTAATTCCATAATTCTAAATTCCTCAGATGTATAAGGGCTTGCAATGTTTCCATCTTGGTATTCCCTTAATTCCTCTTTTAAAAAGTCAGTAAGGGCATTTTCTGCATCTTGGTAACTAGCGAAAATAGTAGGGATTTCGTTTTCATCTTGGTCATAAGTTGTCCAAGTATTTACCCAGTCATCACACAATGTCAAATGTTGGATTTCGTATTTCATTATTTACCCCTTATCTAAACCAGTAGGTTAGTCCGTCA